TATTCAATCTTCAATGACCACTAGACAATTTCAAGGTTACCTCAAAGGCAATGTTATGAAATATGTCTGGCGTCATGAGTACAAAGGAAAAATGCTAGATGATTTGCGCAAAGCAAGATGGTATTTGAATAAATTGATCGCAACGCATGAGGAGAATTGAGTGATGATTAAATACAAAATAGAAGACAACACAATTTATGGCTACGAAAACGATAAAATAGTATCAATGCTTTTAATATCTGATCCAGTAGCTAGATCAAAAAGAATAGTACAACTCGCAGAAAGTGGTGAGTTAAAAGATTAATCTTCCTCTGTTTCCCACTCGCAAATTAATTCCAATAATTGCTCCGGGTCGATAAGTATTCCTTGAGCATTACTTTCTTCCAGATAATCTTTTATTTTTTGTATCGTCATCTTCGTCCTCTATTATTCTAGCTTCACCATCTATCGATCTGATTTGATTTTCTTCCATGAGTTGTTTCAATCTATTCTCTAGCTCTTCTCTACTCATAGAGTCAATCTTACCAAAGCGCACTTCCTTGCGATCAACCATGAGACCACCTAATTTTGCTCTGGCAATCTCAGCGTTTACTGCAGGGCCATACGAGCCATCAGCCGCAGCAGCGTCTCTAATTGTTGCTAACTTCCCGGCTACATTCTCAAAAGTAATATCATACTTCTTTCTTTGCAGAGCTTTCATATCTCTGATCCTCTCCTGGACGTGCGAATATTCTTCATTGTTCATCATGCGACTCGCAATAACTTCTGGATTTTTAAACCCAGCACGAAACGCACACTCGCTTTGATTAAGATCTTGATAAACCATAAGGTTCACAAAGACTTCTTGCATTTTAGTTAGTTTCTTTTTTGGTTTTGCCATCTACTACAAATCTCCAGTCTTCATCAAACATACAATGCCTTATTGCACCATCTTTCATCTGATACAAGAACTGCATGTCCAACAATTGTATTACTTTTCCTTGATTAACTCTATTGTAAGTGTACTCAGTATGAATGATCTCATCATTCAACTTCGGTTTCTTCTGTTTCTTCATCAATTTTTATAGGTTCCTCATCGTTTTCCATACCATCTGGCAATTTATTTTTCTTTGCTTTCGATCTTCTGTTAACAAAGACATTTATACTTTGCAAAGTTTTTTCTGACAAAGTGCCGTTGTACCTTATCTTTGTACCTCTCATTTGTGGCCATTCAATTTTAGTATTTCTGCACCTTCAAATATTTCATCGAATATATCCATAGCGCCACACCCATGTTCAGCTTCAAATTTATCTCTGCATTCTTGCAGACTTAAATCTTCATTATTCAGATAATCATGATAATAATCTGCTGCTGAATTTTCTATATCCATGTATAGCTCTTTTACTTTTCCCATGTTTTACCTCACTGTTTTATTAATTAAATTAAGAAAGAAAAAGGGAGTGGGAATGTGGGATTTATCCCCACTCTTTCCCTTCTTATAGAAGTGCACAACCGCACAACTGCACAACCCAATAAACATAAGGGTTTCAGCGTACGCTGTGCGCATGTGCAGGCATGTGCACTTGCACAACCGCACAATCATTAAGTCATTGATTTTATTGACTTTTTTCAGACGCTGTGCAAAATCGCTAATCTTCATTGCACAACCGTTTTTTCACAAAAAAGACCTAATTCTTTTTCCATTCTAGTTTCCATTATTGCTATATATTTTTTGTTTAATTCAATCAATATTGCTTTTCTATTAAACATTGAAGCTACTATGCCAGTCGTACCACTACCAGCAAAAGGATCTAATACAGTTCCTCCTTCTCGACATCCAGCTAAAACACAAGGCTCGATTAAATCCATCGGAAAGGTTGCAAAGTGAGCTTCTTTAAAAGGTTTAGTTGCTACCGTCCATACTGATCTTTTGTTACGTTTTTCTATTGTACCTATTTTGCTTAGACCTTCTCTTATTTCCATACCCTCCATACCTACACCCTTTTTAATATTTTTTGGGCTATTAGGGCCATTTGGATATTTAGCTTTTTCTTTGATCGCTTCGTTGTCGTAGTAATATTTAGCCTGTTTACTCAATAAAAATATATATTCATGTGCCTTCGTACAGCGATCGGTACAGCTCTCAGGCATTACTCCGGGCTTATGCCAAATAATATCTTGTCTGAGATACCAACCATCTTGTTGCAAAGCAAAAGCAACTCGCCAAGGTATGCCTCCTAGTTGTTTGTTAGCTAAATAACTATCTCCAAGATTGAGCCAAATAGTTCCGTCATCTTTTAAAACTCTTTTAACTTCTTTGAATACATTAACTAAGTTCTCTACAAACTCTTCTGGCGTATCTTCTAAGCCAAGTTGATCTTGTTCGCCATAATCTCTCAATCCCCAATAAGGCGGACTCGTGATGCAAGTATCTATGGATTGACTCTCAATATGCTTTAGTTTATCTAGGCAGTCGCCTACATAAATATTAATCATGTTGACTCTCCATATTACTCAAGATGTGTGCGATTACATCAACTGTCCACCCATTACCAAGCATCTTATATCTTTGTGTCTTTGATACATGATTAGTGTAATTGTCTGGGACTGTCTGCAATCTTTCGCATTCCAGGGGCGTCAGCTTCCGCCAAGTTAATTCATTATGTTCGCCAATATTTGTTCTGTCAGCAAAAGACTCTGTCAAAGCATGTGACTTACCATCTTTGTGAAAGACTCTTTCTTGTATATAAGGTTGTCTGCCACTAGCTTTTTTACTAGGATTTATCTGATTAGTTTTGTTTTTTTCAATACTTATCTCATGATCTTTATTTAAATTAGGCGTGATTGTTCCTACTTTGCCGTCTGTTCTAGGAATTAATTCTTTAGATCTAAAAGGCGTGTGATCTTTACCAGTTTTTAATTTAGCATCTCTTCTAGCTTTCTTTCCTTCTTCAGTTCTAACTTCTCTGTATGAGTTTACTACCAAGCTATCTTTACTCACTGTTGAAACAGCATTTGCCTTTTCATCTTTGCGTAGTTCTAACATTTGTGTAGGTTTAGTTTCTTTCCAACCAATATTCTTTCCGTCTTTATCTTTTGATCTAGCTCGTAAAGCACCTCCAGAAACTACCTTGGGTTCACGATTACCACCACCCATAGTATTCAAAGTAGGAGACTTACCATCTGGGCTATACACTCTTTTTAAAATGTCATGACCTTTGATATCTGATGCTATACCTACTTGTTTGGGTGTAGTTTGTACCCCGGTCATGCCATAAGTATTCCAACCTTTCCAATCTCTAGCTAATAAAGCAGTGCCTTTCTGTATATTTTCTTTGAATGCTTCTCTACCACCATTGCCAACTAAATCCGCTTGGCCATCATCTTCTAAAATATCTCTCAATACTATGCCTAGATCTTCTGGCTGTTCAACATTAGGTATGTTTGTCCAATAATATCTTTGTCTAGATTGTGCTGATACCAAAGCACTGTTAATTAATATCGGTTCAATCCTACCGCCGAATAAATCTTTACCTTGAAACTCTGGATAACAAGCTGATACTTGATCGGTAATGACTTCCAAAAATTCTTTCTTCATCTTGACATTCTCAAGTAAAAAATACTTTGGCTTAATCTCTTTTAACAATCTAATAAACTCAAAGAACAAAGCTGAACGCGGATCGTCAAAAGCCAACTGCTTACCAGCAAAACTAAAACCTTGGCAAGGGCTACCAGCTAAAATTAAATCTATGTCTTGATAATCTTCTGCTTTTAAATTACAGACATCGCCCACTTGAATTGTTTCTGGGAAGTTTGCTTGAGTGACTTGTATCGCATACTTATCTATCTCACTTGCATAATACTTATCGACTTTGATACCGAGTTTGTTCAGTGCCAACTGACCACAACTCATGCCGTCGAATAAACTTAAAACTTTCATATACAAATTGCACCAATCATTCCCAAGGTTTCCTACTTTTATTATCAAATCGATAATGCCAAGTTTGTTTTCCGGGGATAGCATGAGTTTTAACTATATCGCCTAAATACTTTTGCACATGACTAACCGCGTATCTTGCAGCTCGTTCACCGCTAGGCAAATTGTTTTCTTTCAATGCTTGTCTTGCCAATAGTTCTAGTTCTTGTCTTGTATAAAATACTGTTCTATCCATTGCATCTGCTACCTTCTGAGCAATCTCTACTTCGTCAGGACCCTCGTCAAAGTCAACCATATCCCAGTTGCCTTTCTCAAAATCAAATCTAGCCAAGTGAGTATCGGGCTCTCTTGCGTTTCTTGCTTCATAAAACATAGTGACATTTGGCTTTTGTCCCATGAGTTTGATACCAGAGTCCATCCAACCAGCAAAAGCAGAACCACCACGCGCTGACATAAACGAAGCGTCATCCGCTCTTTCTTTACCAGTATGATGAGCAATGATTACTGCAACACCAAAAAGTTCAATCAAACGATCTACTCTAGATAATAAATTATGTATCTCTTGGTTGCTGTTCTCTTCACCATCAAAGAAGTTAATGATAGGGTCAATCATCACAATATCTGGCTGATGATATTCAATACTTCTAGCAATGCCATCAATATCTTTATCTCTCATTAAGTTCTTTCTTAATCTACCAGTCGGTATCAAGTTAGCATGTCCCATCGCCATCAAGTCTGGGTCGTGCATGTAAGGTTGATAGTAAGTATCGATTCTATTTTTTAAGAACTCCTGGATAATCTCTGCTTGTAGCCACATGACTTTACAAGGACGCGTAAAAGGTTTACCCATAAACGATTGTCCAGTTGTAGCTGCCGCGGCAAAACCACCAAGCCAATGCGACTTACCTATTTTAGGTTTACCAATCAACAAACATCTAGATTGTTCAAAGATAAAACAATCTCCCCAA